CTAACAGAGCCCGTTAGGAATGCGTTAGGTCTGTTAGGTCTGTTGCAGGATGGATCACGGCGCAGTAGGGTTGCACTGGCCACAAGGCTGACCCATGGACACCATTGACATTCCCGCCAAGCAATCGCCGGTGATCAACCGGCTGCACGACACCCTGGTTCTGGCACGCGCCTATGCCGATGCCATCCGCGACAACGCGCAGGATGATGACCACCCCATCCCACTGGAGCTGGTGGCATCGTTCCAAGCCGACTGCGACGGCATCCTTTGTTCCCTTTCTGAAGCTGCTGCTCAATGAAGATCACCTGCACTCAATCCGACCTCAGCCGCGCGCTACGTGCTGTGGCGCGTGCTGTCGGCAATGGCAAGACCCATCCAATCCTCTCTGGCGTTCTGCTCCGCGCTGATGGCGGGAGCCTGCAACTCACCGCCTATGACCTGAGCATCGGCATACAGACCAGCATCGACGCCATGGTTGACACTGCTGGCGCCTGTGTCGTGCCGCATCGCCTTCTGGCGGACATCACAGGCCGACTGGATGGCACCAGCGTGGTCTCCTTGACCGTTGACGGTGATCGCGTGGCACTGGCCACCGCAGGCGGCTCCTACAGCCTCTCAGCGGCCTCTGCGGATGATTTCCCCGGCCTGCCTGCCGTGGACGCTGCTGAGGGCGCTGCGATCGACCTGGCAGCGCCCTTGGCTGCTGTGCTGGTCGCCGCCAGCACTGATGAGTCGAAGCCGGTGCTCACGGGCATCCACCTGGTCTCCGATGGCAGCGAGCTGCGCATTGAAGCCACCGACGGCCACCGGCTTGCATCGCGCACGCTGTCCTGCAATGCGCCGGACATGGATGTAGTAATCCCTGCTCGAGCGATGGCGCAGGTGCGGAACCCTGCGTCCTTTGCGGTGGACGGCGGCCACGTCGCAATCCAGCTCGATACGGCCACGCGCATGATCACGCGCACCTTGGATGGCGCCTACCCATCAGTGCAGCAGCTGATCCCTGCCACCTTCAAGACCCTGGCCACCTGCAACCGTGAAGCGCTGCTCGCGGCACTGGAGCGGATCGCGTGCGTCTCACCCAATGACATCGTGCGACTGACCGTCAAGGCTGGCGCCATTGAAGTGACCGCCGAATCTGAAACCAGCAGCGGCGCTGAATCCGTCGCATGTAATGGCAAGCTGCCGCAGCTGGCCGTCAACGTCCATTACCTTATGGATGGACTGAAGGGATACACTGACACTATGATTACCATTCAGGCCAACACATCTACCTCGCCTGTCGTCATCGGCCAGACCTATCTGGTGATGCCAGTCCAAATCCGGGAGTAATGCAATGGCGCGCAAAAGCACCAAAGACGAGATCCAAAACCGGGTTAATGAGGTTTATGGATTGCTTTTGCGCGCATGGAATCATAATCAAATTGTTCAGTACGGTTCCGAAAAGTGGAATGTAAGCGAACGGCAAGTGCGTGATTATTTGGCTGAAGCGCGTAAGTTAATAGCGCTCGACGCCGAGCTGGAGCGGCCTCAATGGCTAGAGGCCGCCTTGGCGCGGCTGCAGGATTACGAACGCATTGCACGCGAGAACAACCAAGTCGGTCTAGCCATGACTGCCGTAGAGAAGCAAGCTCGGCTATTGCGGTTTGAGATGTCGTGAGCATTGTCAGCGGCATTTGCGAACCAGTACCGCTGCTGTCATTCATGCAGCAGCAGACGCCCGAGGACACCGCTGACCTGATCACCCGCATCCGCAGCGACCTCCACCCTGGACAGCTTGCGTTCGTAGATGACACCGCAACGCAGATCCTTGGCATCAGCGCTGGCTATGGCGCTGGCAAGACCAGAGCGCTATGCGCTAAGGCGGTGATGCTGGCCGCGGCTAATCAAGGCTTCATCGGTTGCGTGATGGAGCCGACAGGTCCGCTGATCCGGGACATCTGGCAGACGGATTTTGAGGCGTTCCTTGAGGCTTATGAGATCCCGTACACCTTTCGTGCATCACCGCTGCCGGAGTACATGCTGCACCTGCCAGGCGGGGACACCAAGATCCTGTGTCGCAGCTTTGAGAACTGGTCACGCATCATCGGCCTGAACCTTGCCTGGGTGTTGGCTGATGAGATCGACACCGTAACGCCAAGCATTGCCAATAAGGCATTCCCGAAGATCCTTGGACGCTTGCGCTCGGGCAATGTGCGGCAGTTTGGCGCGGCATCGACGCCAGAAGGGTTCCGGTGGATGTGGAACACATTCGGCAGCGATGATGCCAAACAGCGGCCAGACCGGCAGCTAATCAAAATGCGCACGGCAGATAACCCGCATCTGCCGCCGGACTTCATCGAACGGCTGCAGGCGAACTACGACCCCAGCCTGCTTCGGGCGTACCTCGACGGCGAGTTCGTCAACCTGACAACTGGGCAGGTGTATGACCGCTTCGACCGGGCAAAGCATGTCACCGCCACAGTATCGGACATCACCCGCGAGCCGATCCGCGTTGGCATTGACTTCAACGTAGGCAATATGTCTGCCGTGATCGCCGTGCGGCTCAGCAATGGCCTGCTGGTGGTTGACGAGATCGCCGGTGCGCATGACACCGACGCCCTGGCGCAAGAGATCCGCAGACGGCACCCGCAGCAGCAGATCTACATCTACCCAGACGCCAGCGGCGGCAGCCGCAGCACCAACGCCAGCCAGACCGATATTCAGATCCTGGAGTCCTACGGCATGTCAAACCAGTCACCACGCAGCAACCCGCCAGTGCGTGATCGTGTATCAGCTGTGCAGGCGCTGCTGGAGAACGGCAAAGGGCAGGTGCGGCTGCAGGTGGCGCAGGGTTGCCGCCGCGTGATCGAATGCCTAGAGCTGCAGTGCTACAGCGACAAGGGCGAACCTGACAAAGATTCAGGGTTCGATCACATGAACGACGCGCTCGGCTACCTGGTGTGGCGTGAGTTCAACCCATTGCACGCCGGTGCTGGCCGCAGCACTGGCATCAGGCTTTACTAGTCAGCCCATCAATGACTGAAGCCGTAAACTGATGGCATTCTCGGCGGCTAGCGCTCGTGTATAGCGGTTACAACTTCTATGACCGGCCGCTAGCGCAGCGCACCGTAGCAAAGGTCAGCGACCCGAATACGAATTGGTATGCGCAGGAGCCGCATTGGCTGCTGATTGAGGATCTGCTGCAGGGCACCTATGGGATGCGCAAGAAGCATCGCCGCTACTTGCCGCAGGAGCCCCGCGAACTAGACGAGTCCTACGACAACCGCCTGTCCCGTAGCGTCTGTCCGCCGTACTACATCCGCCTAGAGCGCATGCTGGCGGGCATGCTCACCCGCAAGCCAGTGAGGCTGGATGACACCGCCGACATCATCCGCGAGCAGCTATTTGACGTAGATCTGCAAGGCAATGACCTCAATGTCTGGACTTATGAAGCAGCCCGCAAGATGGTTCGCTATGGCCACATTGGTACGTTGGTGGATGCACCGTCTGATGGCGGTAGGCCCTACTGGGTGACCTACACGCCGCGGCAGATCCTTGGCTGGCGCACCGAGACGCAAGAAGGCAGGCAGGTGCTGACCCAGCTGCGGCTATCGGAAGTGGTCACGGTGCCAGATGGCGAGTTTGGCGAGAAGGCCGTCGAGCAGGTTCGTGTGCTGACACCTGGCGAGTACCGCATCCATCGCAAAGCCGACAGCGGTGAGTTCACCGTCGTTGATGAAGGCCGCACGAGCCTGAGACAGATCCCGTTCACCATTGCCTATGCGCAGCGCCATGACTTCATGGAATCCCGTCCGCCGCTGGAAGACATTGCAGAGTTGAACCTCAAGACCTATCAGGTGCAGTCGGACCTTGATAACCAGCTGCACATCTCGGCGGTACCGATGCTGGCGTTCTACGGGTTCCCGTCAGCAGCCGAGGAGGTGTCAGCTGGACCCGGCGAAGCAATCGCATTTCCAGCCGAAGGCCGCGCCGAGTACATCGAGCCAGCCGGTCGCAGCTTTGACGCGCAATTCCGCAGGCTTGAGCAGCTTGCGCTGCAGATCAACGAGCTAGGACTGTCCGCAGTGCTAGGCCAGAAGCTGAGTGCCGAGACAGCTGAGGCAAAGCGAATCGATCGCAGCCAGGGCGATAGCACCATGATGGTGATCGCGCAGAATATGCAGGACATGATTGACAACTGCCTGCAGTTTCATGCGCAGTACCTCGGCAATGCAACTGCTGCCGGTAGCAGCTATGTCAACCGCGACTTCCTTGGCGCACGCCTTGAGCCGCAGGACATCACTGCGCTGCTATCGCTTTACACCGCTGGCACCATCAGCCAGGAAACCCTGCTGCGTGAGCTGGCCGAGGGTGATGTCTTGGGCGATAACTTTGACGTAGACGAAGAGCTGGATGCTACATCCAATGCGGGGCTTGATCTACCGTCTGATGGACAGTGAGCACACCAGAAGCGCTATATCGCAACGCCATCGACCTGAACAGGTACAGCAATAGCGTTGCGCGTCGCATTATCAACGCCTACAACGACATTATCATTGATGCAGTTAATCAACTGCGGACTATCGACGAACTTGCCGCACCTGTAAAGGCAGCCAGGCTGCGGGCAATCCTTGCGCAGTTAAAGGACAGTCTCGGCACCTGGGCGGGTGATGCAACGGAGATTACAGCGACTGAGCTGCAGGGCATCGCGCAGCTGCAATCTGAGTTTGTGGCTGATCAGCTCCGCAAGGCGCTACCGGCTGGCACGCGGGATGCGGTCAACACCGTGGAGATCAGCCCGCAGTTTGCGCAGTCGGTTGTCACCACCGACCCGACGCAGCTGAACGTTGTCGCGCTGAGTGATGACCTATTCGCTGCAGTGCAAGGCGCCCCGGCCACGTTCAATCTGACCGCTGCGCAGGGCGCCACGATCACGCTGCCTAATGGCGAGGTAGTTACCAAGGCGTTCCGAGGCATCGCCGTCGATCAGGCCGAGCGGTTCTCACAAGTAGTACGGCAGGGACTGCTGACTGGCGAGCCAACGCCTGCTATTGCCAAGCGACTGATCGGCAGCCTGCAATTTGGCGAGGAAGCCAAGACCGTTAAGCAGCTCATCGCTGCAGGCGGGCAGGCAACAGCAGTAGCAGACAATCAAGTCATCGCCCTGATACGCACCAGCATTAACCAGGTGGCCAACACCGCCAGCCAGCAGGTCTACGAGGCCAACCAAGACATCACGCCGCGCTACAGGTACGTCGCTACGCTCGACACTCGCACCAGCGCAATCTGCCGAGCGCTTGACGGCAAGGAGTTTGAGTACGGCAAAGGCCCGATGCCGCCGCAGCACTTCAACTGCCGCAGCACCACTGTGCCAATCATTGATCCAGACATCCTGCCGCCATCCACCACTGCAACCCGCGCCAGTAAGGATGGCCAGGTGCCGATCAACCAGAGCTACGGCGAGTGGCTATCCAATCAGCCACGGAGCGTACAAGCTGATGCGCTTGGCCCTGGCAAGGTTGCCTACTTCAACCGGCTTGCCAAGAAATATGGCCCACGTGATGCCATCGCCAAGCTGGTGCGCGATGATGGGTCAGAATTAACCTTGGAACAACTCCGCAAACGATATGGACCTGCCTAACCTGCGGCACTTTCGCAACGAGGGACTGTTTACTGTCAGCTCAGATCCCGTTGAGGCATTGGCTGGCGAGGCATGGGTGCCAGCGATTTACACCGACAAAGGATGGGCAACAGCAGACGGGGCTAGCCTGCTGGTAGGTATTGAGGACTGGCGCCATGCCAATGAAGAAGGGCAAATCACAACGTGCGATCTCGGCCAACATCAAGGCCGAAATGAAGGCGGGCAAACCGCAAAAGCAAGCAATCGCAATCGCGCTATCAAAAGCCGGCAAGTCCCGCAAGCCAAAAGGTAAAAAGTGATGCCTAAGTACACCGGACCAGCTAAACCTCAAAAGCCCATGCCGAAGAAGGGGGGCAAGAAGAAATGAAACGCGGCGACCGGGTTAGCTGGAGCTATCAAGGCACGCGCACGTTTGGCGTAATCACCAGCATTGGTGGCGAACGTGCGACCATACCAACGCAAGGCGGCGGTAGCGTCACCCGCGTCGGCAGCATGGATGATCCGATCGTTCGGATCAAATCCGAGTCAACCGGCAACGCGGTCATTAAAAAGCGGTCAGAGCTGAAGCCCGCACCACGGCGATGATCACCTATCGCGGCGAGCAGTTTGAGGGTTACAACAAACCCAAGCGGACGCCAGGCCATCCGACCAAATCACATGCGGTACTGGCCAAGGAAGGCGAGACCATCAAACTGATCCGGTTTGGTCAGCAGGGTGTCAGCGGCAGCCCGCCACGCAAAGATGAGTCAGCAGCAGATAAAGCCAGGCGGGCATCATTCAAGGCAAGGCACGCTAGCAACATTGCTCGCGGCAAGATGTCTCCGGCATATTGGGCGGACAAGGTGAAGTGGTAACCGCT